GGAATACTGGAGAAGGACGAGAGGCAATAATAATGCAGAAATGGGAAGAAATCGAACAGAAAAAAGAATACCTAGAGGGATACATAAATTCAAAGAATAGAGAAGCTCTAATAAAAGATCAGATACAACAACTAAGACTCGACACGATGTTTCCGGCGTTGCAAGGCGATGGGATACCACGGGGCAGCAGTCAAAAGGATCTATCAGATTACACGGCAAAGATCGAAAGCCTCATGGAGGAGTTAAAAAAAGAATGGGTTGAAAGCGTGATCCGGTACGAACGCATCAGAAAAGCAATAAACAAAATGAATGATGAACAAGAAAAAGAAGCACTTACAAGATACTATTTACTTAGAGAAAACAATAAAGCGATACAACGAAAAATGGGAGTAAGTAAGGCGAAACTATACAGAATATATGATAGTGCACTGGAAAACTTTGAAATTTTATAGAAATTTTATAAAATGAGACTCCGTGAGACTCGAAAATGTGATATAGTATAAACTGAATTAAAAGACAAAGAGGGAAATAACCCTCTCATAACCACGCGCAAGGACATCCGAAAGGGCGTCCTTTTTTTGAAAACTATTTTGAAAGAGAGTGATGACATGTTTTGCAATTACGATCAATACAAAGATAAAGAGGTAGTTAAAAAGCATGAGCAACTTTTAAAACAACTAGGGGAAAAAGACAGAGTATTTTCGCTGGAATGGAACGAAGAAAACATTACACTGATGGAATGCTGTGACTATTGTTTCGGGCATGATTTAACCAAAGAAGAGTGCAAAGAATTATCGGAAGTATTCCGAGAGTTAGCAGAAGAGCTGGAGAAATAAAGAACAGCGGAAACAAATAAAAGAATCGAAGAAAAGTAAACAGAGAAATACAAAGGGCAGCAGGCGAAAGTCGGCTGCTTTTTTGTATATAAAGAAAAAGGATGAAGGCATGGTATACAGACCGGATCGAGATGGATCACACCGAGGAGCGTTTGAACGGAATAAGAAGAAAATATATGCAACACAGACGGTATGCGGGATATGCGGGAAACCGGTTGACTTCGGATTAAAATATCCGCATCCGTTGTCGCCGTGCATAGATCATATTATCCCGATAGCAAAAGGGGGACATCCATCAGATATAAACAATCTTCAGCTTGCACACTGGACGTGCAACAGGCAGAAGAGTGACAAGTTGATAAAGCGGAGAGACAAAGAAAAGGATGAAGTTATAAGCAACAGAGTGTTGCCGCACACGTTTGATTGGAAAAATATAAGACGCAGTAAATAGGAAATAAGGGGGCATACCACCCCTATACACGGGCATGGATGTACTTCACGCCGTCACTGTGAAAAAAAACACACGCTAAAAGAAAGGAAGCTAATATGGCAGATTACAGAGGGGTAAATTATTTACGAAGACGTTTACAGATAAAGAGCGAACGAGTGAAAATGCGTTACAAATACTATGAAATGAAGAACAGGGTGAAGGATTTTCAGATATCGACACCGCCAGAATTGAGAAACGTACAGTCGGTTCTCGGATGGTGCGGGAAAGCAGTGGATAACCTTGCAGACAGGATTGTATTCAGAGAATTCACAAATGATAATTTTGACATCGGAGAAATTTTTTTGATGAACAACCCAGATACATTTTTTGACAGCGCCGTACTGTCAGCGCTTATTTCTTCATGCTGTTTTGTTTATATATCAGTAGACAAAACAGGATTTCCGAAATTGCAAGTAATAGACGGCGCGAATGCAACGGGGATCATAGACGATAGCACAGGTCTGTTGGTGGAAGGTTACGCCGTACTCGAACGAGATAAAAACAAAAACCCGAAAACAGAAGCATATTTTACAAAAGGCGACACATGGATATACAGAAAAGGAGACGAGACGCCGGAGAGAATTAAAAACAACGTACCACACCCGCTTCTTGTCCCGATCGTATTCCGGCCGGATGCGGTAAGACCGTTTGGTCATAGCAGGATCAGTCGAGCGTGCATGGATATTGTCAACAGTGCAATGAGGACGGTAAAACGATCAGAAATTGCGGCAGAGTTTTACTCGTTTCCGCAAAAATATGTAGTTGGAACTGACCCTGATCTAGAACCGATTAACAAATGGAAGGCTACAATGTCGAGCTTGTTGGAATTTACGAAAGGCGAGGGCGGCGACAAACCGCAGCTAGGGCAATTTGCGCAGCAAAGCATGTCACCTCACAACGATCAGCTAAAAATGTTTGCCGGATTATTTGCCGGAGAGACAGGTCTAACGCTGGACGATCTAGGGTTTGTAACAGACAATCCAAGCAGTGCGGAAGCAATCAAGGCAAGTCACGAAAATCTTAGACTAATCGCAAGAAAAGCGCAGAGGACGTTTGGCACAGGTTTTTTAAACGCGGGATACATCGCGGCGTGCTTGAGGGATAACTACCCGTACGAGCGGAGGCAGTTTTATTTAACAAAACCAAAATGGGAGCCGGTCTTTGAACCGGACGCGGCCGCATTGAGTAGTTATGGAGACGGAGCTATAAAAATCAATCAGGCAATCCCGGGATATATTACACAAGATAAAATGAAAGATTTCACGGGGATATAAGAGGGGATAAATGAAAGATATCGCACCGGAATTACTGGAAAAAATAAAAAAAGATTTTGAAAAGAAATTAAAAAAAAGCGAGACGATCAAAGCGTTTCGAGAAAAGGTTAAGAAAAAAACAGCGACATATAAAGATGCGAATGATTTTGCGATCGAAACAGGGGAACTACTAGCGGATGCGTTTCAAAGCAATTTATCAAAAGAAATATTACCGGATGGCAAAATGTATTACAATATCGCTGACAGGGTAATAAGGGAACGACTGGAACATAATTATGATATTACAGCAGAGGCAGCAGTAGAAGTTCAAAAGATATTAAACGAAAAAGCAGGAATCGGAATCAAAGCCATAAAACCGGAAATGAACGAAGATAGGGTTCGAGGAATTATTAACATCGTATCAGGAGGAAAATACGAGGATGTCGCGTACATACTAGGAGAAGCGGTCGTAAACTTTACGCAATCTGTAATAGATGCAGCGGTAAAAGAAAATGCAGATTTTCACTTAAAAGCAGGGTTAAGACCGAAAATCAGAAGAACATCAACAGGAAAATGCTGCGAATGGTGCAACAGGCTTACAGGGGTATATGATTACGAAGCTGTATCGGACACCGGAAACGATGTGTTCAGGCGGCACAAGCATTGTAGGTGTACCGTAGAGTATGACGCTGGAGACGGAAAAGTAACAAATGTACACACAAAGAAAACGACA